AGTTATTAGACATGGGAGCAATAACAGAAGAAGAATTTAATGCTAAGAAAAAAGAATTATTAAACTTATAACATTAGAATAATAATCAAATAAAACATATAAAGCACTTGGATATTACATTGTTTCAAGTGCTTTATATGTTAAAAAATGATATAATATAAGTACAGAATTATATTAACAATGTGGTATGTAAAGAACAGTGTTGTAACAGCAGTTAAAATTTTCATTTTTATGTTTTATATTAACCAAGTGGTATATAAATACATTGTAGGTGGGTGATGAAACACCACACACATTGTTTTATATTAACTATGTGGGCTCAAAACTAAATAAACAAAGGAAGCACTTACTTTTTGGTAGGTGCTTTTTATTGAAAAAATAGAAAATAAAATAAAAAGTACGATATAGGAAAAATATGTAAGAATTATATGTTATAATAATTGTAGCAAGAAGATGTAATCTACAATTTATAGAGTGGAGTTCATGTATCAAAAAATTATCCTCCCAACGCTAAGAAGGGAGGTGAATATACGTGGATAATTTTTTACAAGGTGTACTAGCAAGTTTAGTTGCCAGTTTAATAGTTTACTTAACTAGTAAATTATTTAAAAAAGTAAAAAGCCACTCCGGCCAGAGTGACTTTAGTTTTGAACTAAAGATTAAGTTCAAAAAGAAACACTAATTTACGAACTCCACTCTAGTCTTAAATAGATTGTAGTTCTTCTTGCTTTTATTATACCACAAATTAGAAAAAATATGCAAAGTACTTGTTTTAATAGCAAGTACTTTTTTGTGTGAAAAAGAAGGTGATTGAATGAATAAAGATACAGAATTTATTGCTTGTTCAATGAGGTTAAAAATTTTGATACAAGCAAAAGAAAATTTAATTGAAGATATACATGAGTATTCAAACCACGAAGAAGATATTTCTAGGTACGAAAATTTGGATAAAGCTTTTGAAAAAACTATAATTGATGAAGCTAAGTTTTTAATATCTTTAGAATAGATATAGAGGTGATGTAGTTGGAAATGTGGATTAGACAAGCAAATGACACCTTCAGATTCCCTGTTTTTCCTTCAAGTTTTGAGATAAACAGTAAAGCAATAGTAAATACCTCAAATGTATTAAAATTAGGGGAAATTGCAGTGTTTGGAGGTGTAGGCTTAAGAACTACAGAAATATCTAGTTTCTTCCCCAGAAATGAAGCCAGTTACTGTGATTATACAGGCTTCCCATCACCATATGACTGTGTAAATAAAATTCAAAGATGGATGAATGAGGGTTTTATATTAAGATTTACAATTACAGAAACAAATATAAATTTTGAATGTATTATAACAGATTTTCAATATGAAGAAAAAGATTGCACAGGGGATGTGTATTTTACATTAAGTCTAAAAGAATATAGAAGGATACAAATATCTAAAGTAAGCATTAATAATGATGAAAAGTTATCTTCTGTAAAAGATGTGCCACTGACAAAAGGATTTGATACTAAGCAAAAAACACATAAGGTAGGTAAAGGTGACAGCCTTTGGAGTTTGGCAAAAAAATATTATGGTAATGGGGATTTGTGGAAGAAGATTTATGATGCAAATAAAAAATTAATTAAAAATCCAGATATTATAAAAGATGGTTGGGTTCTAGTAATTCCTTAAGCGAGGTGATAGAGTTGCAGAAAGTAAGAATAATACCAGAAAACTATGGTCTAACGAAAGAAGATTTAACAGAAAAAGACTTATATTGTATGGCAAAACATATTCAAATAAACGTTATAAAGAGATGTTTTAGAGAAGAACATGATATATTAGACCCTTGCCAAACTTGCAAGTATGAAAGAGAGTGTTTTAAAAGTGGATATGGTTATGCACACTGGGACACATTCATAAAATTATCAAAAATTACAGGAGTAAGAATGTGTCCAGGTGCAGGTTTTGTAGATTAAATTGTAAAAGAGGTGTTATTATGCAAGATGAAATAAAACTTACAGAAAAAGATTTATATTGCATAGGCAAGTTTATACAAATTGGAGCTATAAAAAGTTTCATGCATAACGAAAAGGACTTAGATTTCCCTTGTACAGATTGTAAACACTTAGATAAATGTTTTGGAGATAATAGAGAATCAGATTTTTGGGATACTTTTTTAAAGTTAAGTAAATTGACTGATTTAAAATTATCTCCATTTAAAGGTTTTAACATAAATTAATCACTTATAAATCGAAAAGACAAGAAGGTGATTTAGATTAATAATATAAAATTACAGGTCCATATAAAGAATGGAGCTATATACAACATAACAGATATAGTAGAAAAAGTAACTTGGTCAGGTGATTATAAGTCACCTTCCAGAACATTAGAATTTTCTATAGTCCAGTCAGCTTCTGATGTTAACTTTCAGCAAATTAATATACCTATAGCTAGTACAGTTTGTTTTTATGTAGATGAGAAAGAAATCTATCGAGGAATGATAATTAATAGGTCTAAAGATTCTAGCAACAATAGTATTAGTTTTGTATCTAAGGATATGGGGTTTTTACTTACTCAAAGTGAAGTATCATATAACTTTAAAGATAAGTTAGTTGAAGAAATTGCAAAGCAAGTTTTTAATGACAATAAGCTTTCGATTGGAAACATACCTAAAACTAATGTTAAATATACTAAGATGTTTATTGGCGTAACTGGCTATGATACTATAATGAGTGCATATACAGAAGCTAGTAAAACAACTAAAAAAAAGTATATGATAGAAGCTAATATAGATAAATTTAATGTTATTGAAAAAGGTACGGTTACACTAAATGTCATGTTTGAAGAAGGGTCTAATCTTATTAACACGAGTTTTTCAGAGAGTATGGAGAATGTAAAAAACAAGGTATTAGTAGTAGACCAGTATGGGAATAAAATAAATGAAAAGGTAGACGATAAAATTTTCAAAGATGTTGGAGTAATAATGCAAAAAGTTATACAACAACAAGAAAATAGTACTGTAGATATAGAAAGCGAATTTAAAGGAATAGAGCAGACTTGCAACCTAAAAGGTTATGGTGATGTAAGTTGTATAACTGGTAGAGGTGTAAAGGTTAAGGATAGCTATACAGGGCTTGTAGGTCTATTTTATATAGATACAGATAAACACAACTGGGACAGTAACGGAAATTATGAGATAGATTTAGATTTAAATTTTCAAAATATCATGGATGAAAAGACAGCAGGACAGGACGAACAAAAGGAAGAAAGTTCTAGTTTAAATGGAGAAGGTACTTTAAATGGAAGAGAAGTAAAAGCAGAATTTACAGCGTATTATCCATCAAATAATCCGCTTGAGGGTGGCTATTATCAAGCGATGGACAACAAAAGGCTTGTGCCTTCAAATAATACTTGTGCTGCACCTAGTAAACTTAAATTTAAAACACAAATTCAAGCAAAATGTCCTGGAACTAAAATTGATGGTAAAACTTATACAGTAACAGACAGAGGAGGAGCGATTGACTTAAAAAATGGAGTGTATAGAATAGATATATTAATGTCTAGCGAAAAAGAATGTAATGATTTTGGAAGAAGAAAAGGAACTATAATTATAGGTGATGGTACAGGATATACAAATGTAACAGAAAAAGCAGGTACAGTAATAGCAGAAGCAAAAAAACATCTAGGTAAACCTTATAAGTGGGGAGGAAATGGACCTAGTAATTTTGACTGTTCGGGCTTGATGGTATATTGCTTTAAGAAAGTTAATGTTAATCTGCCAAGAACATCAAGACAACAAGCAACTAAAGGCAAGAAAGTAGAAAAAAATAATTTACAAGCAGGAGACTTGGTGTTCTTCCATAATCCAATTAGCCACGTCGGGCTATATATAGGCAATGGAGAGTTTATAGAAGCACCTACGACAGGAAAAAATGTTAGAATAAGTAAATTAAGTAGTAGAAAAGATTTTAATACGGCTAGGAGAGTTTTATAAAAAGGATGGTGATATAATGGCTAATCCAATCAATGAATTTATAGGAATAATAAGAGAGGAAGGGAAACATTACAATGAACCTTCTTTTTTTATTGGAAAAATTAAAAGTAAATTACCAGATTTAAAAATAGAGACAAATAACATTACATTAGAAAAAGAAGATATTTTAATAGATAGTTGGATGCTTGATAGACAGCTAGAAACATTTAACACAGAAACAAGTCAAGAGCATAAGCATGAAGTTAAAAATCCATTTATAGATACCTTTGAGCCTGATGACATGGTTATAATGTTCAAAATAGGTGATAGATTTGCTGTTGTAAGTAAGTTGGTGAGCTTATAATGAGTACAATATTTCCATTTATAGGTGTCCCAGAGGATTATATCTTACCTAAAACAGAAGAATTGCCAATCTTTCGTGAAGTGGCTTGGAATTTTGAAAAGGATAAACCTATTTTAGAAAATGGAGATTTTAAGATTGTTGAAGGCAATGAAGCTATAAAGGTGTGGGTGTATAAGTGTATTAAAACTAATAGATACGAGCATGAAATTTATAGCTGGGGCTATGGAACTGAATTATCTGAACTAATAGGGCAGAAATATAGTAAAGGACTTACAGAAAGTGAAGCATCTAGGTATATAAAAGAGGCTTTATTAGTTAATCCATATATTTTAGATGTTAATGTTGCAAATACAAGGTTCACAGATGATTTACTAAGTGTAGATATAATTATAAATACGATTTATGGGGAGGCGGAAGTTAATGTATAGTAGTCAAACTTATGATGTTATTAAGAATAGAACCCTATCCAATATAGACCTAGATGTTTACAAAGGAGAAGGCTCTTTTTTAAGTGATATGGTATCTCCTGTTAATTCAGAGCTTGCAAAATTCTATATAGAACTTTCCTACCTTCATAAGAAAGCTTTTATAGAAGATAATTTTGATGATTTTCTTGATAAACGGGTAAATGAGTTTGGAGTATATAGAAAGTTAGGAACAGAAGCAACTGGAGAGGTGACATTCGAGGGGAAGGTCGGAACAGTCATACCAAACGGAACTATTATATCTTACAATGAGTTATTATTCGTAGTAATTAAAGATATAGAAATTAGTTCGGAAATTGAACAAAATACAAGCCCCGTACAGGCTTTAGAAATTGGAATTAGATATAATATACCTGCAAATACAGAATTTAAGCTACAAGACGAAGTAAACGGTATAGCGAAAATTTACAATGATTTAGCATTTCAAGGTGGTACAGAAATAGAAACAGACGAAGAATTGAAAGAAAGATTCTATAAGATACAGAAAAATCAAGCTACAAGTGGAAATAAGGCACATTATGAAACATGGGCTTTAGAAGTTGAAGGAGTATATAACGCTAAAATTTATCCAAGATGGGATGGTCCAGGAACTGTAAAAGTTTTAATCTTTGGAGAAAATAATCAAGCTGTTGACTCGGAGGTAATTGAAAGATGTAGAGAGCATATTGAGGAAGAAATGCCAATAGGTCCTACATTAATTGTTCTAACTCCAACCGTTTTAGATATAAGCATAAGTGCAACCATAAAGCTAGAAGCAGGATATACACTAGATTTTGTAAAAGAAAGCTTCTTAGAGAGTATTAATAGCTATTTAATAAATGTTAATAAAGAAATAATTTACACTAAAGTAAGTGCAATACTTGCATCTATTGAGGGCATACACGACTTTAGTAATTTACTATTAAATAATAAAGCTGAAAATATAGTATTTGAAGAGGACAAAGTACCAAGTGTGACAACACTAGAATTTAGTGAGGTGGTTTAATTGAAATTAATTGATAAACTACCTTCTTTTTACAACAATGATATTACTAGAAAAATACAAGATGCTTATGACATAGAACTGAGCACACTTAGAGAAACATATGATGATACATTCGACCAGTTTTTTGTAGATACAGCCACTTGGGGATTGGATTATTGGGAAAATATTTTATCTATTAAAAATAGATTTGATTTAAGTATAGAAGATAGAAGAAGTAATATAAAAGCAAAGATGAGAGGCAAGGGTACAACTACTATAGAGGTTATAAAAGCGATAGGAGAAGCATATACCAAAACGGATGTAGACGTAAAAGTATTTAGTAATCTATTTAGTTTTACACTTAGTTTTATAACAAATGATTGTAGTTATAACACTATTTTAGAGTTAGATAAGAAAATAGAAGAAATAAAACCTGCACATCTTGAGCACAAATTTGAAATGATTCTATATAATCAAAATGGACTTTATGCAGGAACAATGACCAGTACAGGAGAAACGGTTACAATCTACCCTTATACACCTAAAAATATAGAATGTTTTGGAGAAATAATACTAGCTAGTGGAAACAATAGAAGTGCTGAAAGGGTAACATTATACCCTAAACAGGAGGTGATATAATTGGCACAAGCACAATATTATACATTACTTACAGAAATAGGCAAAGCGGCTATAGCAAATGCTACAGCACTTGGAACTAGAGTGGATTTTGCAAAAATAAAAGTTGGGGATGGTGGTGGAAGTGCATATATTCCAACAGAAACTCAAACAGAACTCAAAAATGTAGTGTGGGAAAGCACATTAGAGCATGTTCAAGCAGACGAAAAAAATCCTAATTGGGTAGTTATCCAAAAGACTATAACAGGAGATACTGGAAGCTTTACAATCAGAGAGGTTGGAGTATTTGACTCTAAAAACCAACTCCTTGCAATATCTAGTTATCCCGAGACTTACAAACCTGCTCCAGATTCGGGAACAGTAAAAGAAGTATTAATTAAAATTATATTAGCTGTGTCTAATACAGCAAGTATAAATTTAAAAATAGACCCAACAGTTGTATTAGCAACTTTAAAAGATATACAAGACTTAGACACTAAAATTGATGCAACTAAAACAGAATTAAAAAGCAACATAGAAACTGCTAAAACAGAGTTGAACACTAAAATAGGAGATACAACACAACTTACTACAACAGACAAAACTAGTCTTGTTGGTGCATTGAATGAGGTAAAAACTAGCGTAGATAGTATAGAAACAACAGCAGAGAAAACGAGTATAAAAGATACAGATAATTTATTTGAAAGTGATAATGTAGAAGGAGCATTAAAAGAAGTGATGCAAGAAGTAAAAGGTAATAGAACTAGTATTATATCTAGTATAAATAATAATTTGATACCAATGTAGAAAGGAAGGTGAAATTAGTATGTCTACAATTGTTTTAGAAAGAACTGTCAAAAGAAGACGTGGTTATTATCGTATGACAGATATTCATGCTTCACGTCTTACTTATAACGACGGAAGTCCTTATTATACTGACTTTGTTGCTTATTATACTTTAGACCAATATGAAAGAGTTTCTATATCTGCAACTAAAAAATTTGTAGCTTATTCAACTAGGGCTTGTCAGATAATAAATGGCAGAGAAGTTGATATTAGTAGGAATTTTACTCAAGAAACAACTGTTCAGTTTGTACCCGACCCTACTATTTTTATAAGTAACGATTTAGGTGTGATTGGTAATGCGTGTAGTATAAATTATAGAATATCAGATAGTGATTCTAGTGTTAGATTTAAAATAATCGAAAAAATAAATGGTGTTAAAATAGCTGAAAAAAGTAATGTTGTTGATGGAAACTATGAATTAATTATTACAGATGAACTCTTATCTGAGTTGGCATTTAACTCTGTAAATAACATAACTATTGAACTCGATAATGGTTACGGAGAAATATTCTTAGATAAAACTGTTACATTTACAAAAGGTAATACTAAGCCAAAATTAAATATATCCTCTTATAATTCCACTTCTGCAACATTTACAGCAATAGATATAGATAATAACTTGTCTAAAATAGAGTGGTTTATTGATGATGTATTAAAAGAAACAATAACAACAGATTTAACAGCAGAAAAAACTATTAACTATGAACTTACAGACAACGCAATACACACATTAAAAATAGTTGCTACAGATGCAGAAAATGCAACTGCTGAGAAGGTTTTAAGTATAAGCAAAGAGATAATGCCACTACAAACAGATGCAACTCTGCAAGATATATCTTCTAAATTAGTAGAAATTGGAGAAGGATTTAAGAATGGA